ACTAGCGTCCGCGGGGCCGGTCAGCGCATCACCCAAAAGTCGAAGGATCAATTCGCCAAGCTCGCAAGAGCTTGGCGTTCCCGTTTGGAACTCACTCAGGCCGACGCCGCCGACCGCCTCGGCGTCCCCCTCCGCACCCTGCAAGGCTGGGAGATTGCCCGCGTCGCCCCCCGCGGCTATGGCCGCACCGCCCTCGAACTGATCTTCAAGGCCAAGGCGTAGCCCCGTTCTGCCGCGTCCCCTCTCTAGGGAATGGCGAAACAGAACGACGCTGATAACGCACAGGAAGGCGCCAAGGGGCAGGGGAAGCAGCCGGCCCCCACCCCACCCACCGGGCTCGATGCCGGCGCGGCCAAGATCATCCTCAACGCGGATCTGCGGAACCTGACCCGCAAGGTCCAAGCCGGCCGGACCCTGACTTCCGGTGAGCGCCGGATGATCGCCTCCGTCGCCGAGGGCTCGAAGCCGTCCGTCGCCGCCTTCGTCAAGACGCAGGTGGAGCTGGCCGAGGCCCTCGGGGTGCCCCGCAAGTCCATCCAACGCTGGCGCAAGCTCCCCGGCTGTCCCCCGCCCGAAGCCGACGGCCGCTGGAACGTCGCCGCCTGGCGGGCCTTCAAGGCGGCCCGCCAAGGTGAAGGCGCCCCGGACCCCAACGAACCCGCCGGCCTCAGCCAAAGCCAGCTCCGCGCCCGCCAACTGCTGCTCCAGAACGAGAAGCTGGAACACCAGATCGGTGTGATGCGCCGCGAGTTCGTCCCGGCCTCCGAGGTCGAGAAGTGGGGCAGTGAACTCGGCGCCGCCATCCGCAAGGTCGTCAGCCAAATCCACCTCGCCGCCCCCACCGTCGTCGGCCTGTCCATCTCCGAGGCCGAGGAAAAGCTTAAAGAGATCGAGGACGAGATCCTCGCCCAACTCCACGTCCTCGACGACGCCGCGGCCTCCTACCGCCCCGCCGATGAACCCGCTCCTTAAAGGTTTCAAGGCGGCGACCCGGCCCGCCGACCGCAGCCTGCCCTGGGAATGGTGCGAACGGCACGTCGTCGTCGATAACACCTCCCCCATGCCCGGCCGCTGGCGCTCCGACTCCTCCCCGTGGGTGAAGGAGCTGATGGAGGTCTGTGCCGACAACCACATCCGCCGGGTCGCCGTCAAATGCTCCGCTCAGTCCTCGAAGACGCAGACGATCCTGAACCTCCTCTGTTGGGCCATCTCCGAAGACCCCGGCCCGTCGATGTGGGTGATGGCGAACAAGGACGACGCGAAGGACTTCTTCAAGGACCGGGTGACGCCGACCTTTGACCACTGCGGCCCCGTCGCCTCTCAGCTCATCGAATCCGAGGGCCTGACCTTCCGTTTCGCCTCGATGCCCCTCTACTTCGTCGGCGCCGGCTCGCCCTCGAAGCTCCAGTCCAAGCCGATCCGTTGGTTGCTCCTCGACGAAGTGCGGAACTACCCGCCCAAGGCCCTCGACACCGTGCTGAAACGCACCCGCTCGTTCTGGAACAGCCGGCAAATCATCATTTCAACCCCCAGCTTGGAAGGCGACACCGTGGACCGTTCGTTCAAGGAAGGCGACCAGCGCACCTACCACTTCCCGTGCCCCGCGTGCGGCCAGCTCCAACCCCTCAAGCTCGAACAGCTTCGTTGGGACACCAACGACGTCACCAAGCCCGAAGGCCGCTGGAACTTCGACGCCCTGGCCGAAACGATCCGCTACGTCTGCGTCGCCTGTGCCCATGCCATCCGCGACACCCCGGCCGAACGCAAGCAGCTCGCCCGCTCCGGCCGCTTCGTCCGGCTCAACCCCAACGCCCCGCGCCACACGGTCAGCTTTACCTGGAACGCCCTGCTGCCCCCGTGGGTGACGTGGCGGTCCGTCGTCGAGGAGTTCCTGAACGCTCAGGCCGCCGCCCGCCTTGGCGATCTGTCCCCGCTCAAGACGTTCTACAACGAGACGCTCGGCGAGAGCTGGCAGGACCGCATGGGCGAGATCGACGACTTCGACTTCCTCGGCGGACGCCTGGCCGACTACGACTACGGCTCCGCCTGGGCTGAGGAACGCGCCCGGTTCATGGCCGCCGACAAGCAGGAATCCGGCGGCGAGCACTATTGGTGGGTCGTCCGCGCCTTTGGCCCGTTCGGCAAGTCCCGCCTCATCGCCTACGGTCGTTGCAACACCACCGCCGAGCTGGAGGAACTGCGGCAGTCCTACAACGTCCCCAGCCGCAACGCCCTCATCGACTCCGGGTTCAAGGCGCGCGAGGTCTATCGGTTCTGTGCCGCCTCCGGCTGGAAGGCGTTCAAGGGCGACGACACCCCCCACTTCCTCATTACCGTCCCGGCCACGCCTGGAAAGCCCGCCCGCACCGTCCGGCAGATCTGGCGCCGAACCCACGTTGACCCCCATTACGGCACGTCGGAAGCCGGCCGGTTCAAGCCCATTGGCCTGTTCCAGTGGTCCAATGACTCGACGAAGGATCTGCTGGCCGAATACCTGACCGGCCTCGTCGGCGAATTCAGCCTCCCCCGCACCGTCGGCCGCGACTACCTCAAGCAAATCACCGCCGAGCGGCGCGAGGAGCAGAAGGACGTCCGGGGCCGCCTCCGGTTCATCTGGAAGCGGGTCCGGCGCGACAACCACTTGTTCGACTGCGAGCTGATGATCCTCGTTGCCGCCGTCATCACCAAGGTCGTCGCCACTCAGGGGCCGTCCGGCATGAAGGTTGAGCCCCCCGAACCCGCGGCGTCGCCCGTAGCTTGATGGCTGACTTCAACCGGCTCGCCCGCATCTTTGTCCGTGCCGCCAAGCTGCGCGCCACCGCGCTCGGGGGTGCCGCCACGCCCAAAAGCGTCCTCGAAGGCATCGTCCTCGGCCAGTTCACGTCCACCGCCACCAACGGCCGGACCGTGATTTCGACCTCGGAAGCCGGCGGAACGACCACCTTCACCCTCCCGGCCGACCTTGGCCCGGCCGACGTGATGACCGTTGCCGACGAGGCCCTCAGCCTCATCGAAAGCTCGGCCGACCCGCTCAACCCCACTGTCGGAACCAAGCGCATCCAGCGCCTCCGCGTGTCCTTCGGCAAAGCTGCCATCTGACCCATGAAGCTCCCCTTCCTCAGCCTGTTCACCAAGGCCGCGCCAGCCGCTCCAGTCGCCCCAAGGATGCGTTCCTCCGGCTCCGGTCAGGTTCAAGGCTACGCCGGCCCCCCGCTCGTCAACAGCGGGACCGGCTCCTACTTCGAGGCGTTGCGGACCACCCACGACCGGACCCCCATCCCCGTCCTGTCCCCGGAAACCCGCGGGTGGGTAGAAAGCCTAGGCCGCGAGCGCCTGTCCGGCATCGCCCGTTACCTCTACGACAACACGGGCGTTGTTTCCTACGCCATCGACACCCTGGCGAACTACTCCGTCCCGCTCATTCCGCAGGCCGCCACCGACAGCGACGACTGGAACACCGCCGCCGAAGCCTACTTCGCCGACTGGTCCGTCAACGCCGAGTTCACCGGCCGGTTCGATTTCGACGAGGTGCAACGCCAGATCGTCAAGGCCATCGGCACTGACGGCGACCTGGGCATCCTGCTCACCGCTGAAAACGGCCTGCCCCAAGTCCAACTCGTCGAAGGCTGGCGCATCCGCAACCTCCGCCTCGTCGATGGCAACCGTGACGGCTGCCAGACCGACGCCAAGGGACGTGTCCTTGGCTACTGGATCGACGAGGGTGACAAGGGCTCCCGCTTCATCTCGGCCAACGAACTGTTTCTTGCCGCCGACTTCGACCGGACGGCCAGCTACCGCGGCTTCACCCCGTTGCGCCGGGGCATGAACGACGTCCGCGACGTGTCGGATCTCAAGGCGTTCGAGAAGCTCGCCCAAAAGGTCCGCGCCTCCGTGCCCGCCGTCCTCGAAGGCGACGCCCCGATTGAGGAAGACGTGTGGGGCGACGACACCGGCAACGCCGCCAACGCCGGCACCTCGCCGCAGGACAAAAAGCTGTCGTTGGCCGAGCTGCTCGGCGGCGACATCCCCAACCTTCCCAACGGCAAGAAGCTGACCGTCCTTTCCGGCGACCGGAACCCCCAGCCCGTTACCGAATTCCTCGCCGCCCTGGTCGGGCACTTCGTCTATGGGCTCGGCATCCCGCCCGCCTTCTTCCTCGACGAGAAGCTCACCGGCCCGAACGTCCGCAGCGTTAACGGCAAGGCGCAGCGGGTGTTCAACCGCTACAAGCGCATCATGCGCCGGTTCATCCTCTGGACCTGGCGCCGCGTCATCGGCGACGCCATCGCCCGCGGCCTGCTCCCCGCTCACCCGCAGTGGGACCGGCTGAACTACCAGTCGCCCGCCGAAATCTCGATTGATACCGGCGACGCCGAATCCGCCGACCGCGAGGCTCTCGGCAAAGGCTACAAGACCCGGCAGGAAGTCTATGGGAAGCGCGGCCTGGATTGGGTCGCCCCCACCATGCAGGTGTTCCGCGAACAACGCTTCATCTTCGCCGAGGCCGCCAAGCTGGCCGAGGAGTCCGGCGTCCCTCTCCACGTCATCCTCGCCGCCCACGGTTTCGAGGCCGCCAAGCCTGTCGCGCCAAACCCCAACGATCCCCAAAAAGCCAACCCGCCCGCCGCATGAACCCGTTCCTGATTCGTCTCACCGCCGAAATCCCGTTCCTGCTCGACGACCGCCTCGTCGCCCTCGCCGCGTTGACCCCCACCGCCGACGTTCAGGCCGCTGCCCACCCCGTCATCGCCAAGATGAAGGAACAGCTCCGGCCGACGTATCAGATCCGCAACGAGGTCGCCGTCCTGCCCGTCTCCGGCGTCCTCATGCAGAACCCGGACCCGTGGGAAATGGCCTTCGGCGGCGCCGAGGATCTGAACGCCCTCACCGAACTTGTCGGCCGCGCCACCGCCGATCCTGAGGCCCAAGCCATCGTCCTCAACCTCGACACCCCTGGCGGCATGATGACCGGCGGCGTCGAGCTGGCCGATGCCGTGGCCGCGGCCGACAAGGTGAAGCCCGTCATTGCGTGGACCGGCTCGCTGGCGGCGTCCCTTGGCTACCTCATCGGCTCGCAGGCGTCGCAGTTCGTCGCCACCCGCTCCGCTCAGGTCGGCAGCATCGGCACGATCCTCAGCGTCACCGACTTCTCGGCCCTCTATGAGAAGTTTGGCGTGAAGGTCCACACGTTCACCAACAAGGAAGCCACGTTGAAGACGGTCCTGCCCATGAACGAGGAGCGCGCCGCCTACCTGCAAGGCCGGGCCGACAAGGCGTTCGCCATGTTCAAGGGCATGGTCACGGCCAAGCGCCCCGACGTGAACACCGACGCCATGAAAGGGCAGGTGTTTACCGCCGCCGAGGGCAAGCGCCTTGGCCTCGTTGACCGTGTGGGCGACCTCAACTTCGCCGTCGGACTCGCCCGCTCCGAGGCCCGCCGCCGCCAGCGCGGCGCGTGAACTTCTGCGGCGTCACCGCTTCGGTATCGACAGTCGTTATGCAAGCTAAACCTGACCAAGCCGACATCGTTGCCCTCAACGAGAAGCTCACCGCCGACCTCGCCACCTTCACCGGCCGCGTCACTGCGCTCGAAACGCAGTTGAAGCAGGCGAACGACGCCAAGCTCAAGGCCGAGTCCGACCTGGCCGAAGTGACCAAGCTCAAGGGCGCTGCCGAGTCCGAAGTGACCAAGCTCAAGGCGTCGCAGTCCGATTTTGACGCCAAGGTCGCCGCCGAGGTCGCGAAGAAAGGCATCTCGACTCAGGCCGTCAATCAGCCTGCCGCCGGCTCGAAGGAGCCGTCGCTCACTGAGCAATGCCTCGCCGCCAAGGCGTCCAAGTAACCCCGTTCCGCACCACCAACACCACCTCTGAGCTATGCCAGCAACCGCCGTATCTGACCTTTGGGTCCCTCAAATCTGGATTCGCGCCACCGACGAGAAGGCGCGCACCCTGCCCGCCCTCGTCTCGTCCGGCGCGTTCGTCCGTAGTCCCACCTTGGACGGCATCGCCTCCGGCGGTGGCACTGCGGCCACGCTGCCGTTCTTCAAGGATCTGACTGACACCGCGGAAGCGATCCAAGTCGAGGGCACTGAGCCGACGATCAACAACCTGTCCTCCGGCCAGAATGTCGCGGCGATCCTCAACCGCGAAGTCGGCTACGGCGCCAACGCCCTCGCGGCCGGCGTCTCCGGCGATGATCCGGTCGGCGGCATCACCCGCCAGCTCGGCATGAACCGCCAGAAGCGCACGCAGTCCACGCTGCTGTCGGTGAT